ATTCCGCATATTTGCAACGCAAAGCGGATCGACGAAAATTGTTGTTCGGGCGTTTTTATGAAAATAAAGATTAAATTGAAATTATGATTGTATATTTTATTCAGCGGATTAATAGGAAAATTTCACAATTATACATTTGTTATCAAATGAAAATTGTTTCGATTGATCAAATCACTTTTGTTGATCAATTTACGTTAATCAATACGGAATTAATCAAAACATTAAAATAATGACACAAAAAAAAACAATTTGGCAAATTTACGGGGCGCGTGGCGGTCGTCCCCGTAAATATGCAACCGAAAAAGCATTCACAACCGCCGTTGATCAATATTTTGATTTCTTGTTGGAATACGATGAAAAACCGACAATTACGGGAATGATTTTATTTTTAGGATTTTGCGATCGTCGATCGTTTTACGATTACGAAAAAACGTCCCCGTTTTCTCACGCCGTAAAAAGGGCGCGTTTAATGATTGAAAATCACTATGAAAAATTAATCCAAACACAATCAAACGCCGGATCAATTTTCGCCCTTAAAAATATGGGTTGGGTTGACAAAACAGAAGTCGAACAAACAATCACGGAAAACAAACAAGTTTTTCAAATTGGCGATCAAACCATTGAATTTGACTAATATGAAATATGAAAATGAAAACGATCCATTCGAAGAAATGGAACGCGAAATAAAATTGATTGTTGTCATTATTTCGACAATTAGTTGCGCAATTATTATTCTTTTGTTTTGGTTCACAATGTCGATTTTTACGGCGTGCGGATCGACTAAACAAAAGGAAATTTGTCCCGCATACAAAGTTTATGAAAGAAAACATTAATGTTTTATTCAAACCATTTCCGAAGCAAATCGAATTTTTGAACGCGATTTTTTCCGGGAATTTTGATTTCGTTTTATACGGGGGTTCAATCCGTGGCGGGAAAACGTTTTCGGGAATTGGCGCATTGTTGATCCTTTGTCGCGCGTTTCCTGGTTCACGGTGGGCGATCGTCCGAACCGATTTGCCAACGTTAAAGCGGAACACAATTCCGTCGTTTTGGAAAATTTGTCCCGTGAATTTTTTACGGGGCGGATCAATTAAAACCGGATACAACCAGGACACGCAAACCGTGACATTCAAAAACGGATCGCAAATTTTGTTTTTTGCTGAAAATTTCGATCAAGACAAAGAATTGAACCGTTGGAAGGGATTAGAAGTAAACGGATTTTTGTTGGAAGAAATAAACGAATTGCAACAAAAATCATTCAACAAAGCAATTGAACGCGCCGGATCGAATATCATTGCCGGCGCAACCAAACAACCGCGTCCGATAATTATTGCAACGTGCAACCCGGCTCAAAATTGGGTAAAAAAACAAATTTATGATCCTTGGAAAAATGGATCGTTGCCGAATCGTTGGACATATATTCCGGCAAAAATATTCGACAATCCGTTCATTTCGGACGATTATTTGAACGCGTTGAAAAATATGCCGGCGTTCGAATATGAAGTTTTTGTCAATGGGAATTGGGACATTGAATTGAAATCCGGCGGGGAATTTTACAAATCATTTGATATGTCCGCGCATACCGGATCGGTTGCGTATGATCCGACAAAGGCGTTGCATATTTCATTCGATGAAAACGTCAATCCTTATATCACGGCGGTTGTTTGGCAAATTCACAAAGACGAAATTCGAACGGATTTGAATATGATTGCGGAATATTGTTTGCCGTCCCCGAATAACACCGTCCGGAAATTATGCGACGCGATCGCGCGTGATTTCAACGGACATTCGTCCGGGTTGTTTATTTACGGCGACGCAACGTCGCGCAAAGCGGATACAAAGTTGGAAAAGGGACATAATTTTTTCACGTTGATACGCGATTATTTGATCCAATTTGCGCCAAATTTACGCGTCCCATTATCAAACCCGTCGGTTGTTATGCGCGGGAATTTTATCAATACAATATTTGAAAAAAATTATTCCGGCGTTGCAATCAAAATTTCGTCCGATTGCGTCAATACAATTTCCGATTTTAACAACGTCAAAGAAGACGCGGACGGGACAAAGAAAAAAGAAAAAGAACGCAACGCAACAACCGGGATCACGTTTGAAAAATACGGTCACACGTCCGACGCGTGCGATTATTTTATTTGCGAAGTATTAAAACCCGAATTCAATCAATATTCGTCCGGTCGCCCAACATTTGATCACGTTCGGATCGGATACAACAAAAATAATTCGGCGAATTATTATTGATTTTTTTAAATTTGTAAAAATGATTTTTTTTCGATATGGGTTTGATAATTAGAACCGATTTTGATCAAATGATTGATCAAACGGATTTGGATATAATTTTGAACGCGGACGATCACGTTTTGAATGAAGCAATAGCAAGTTCGACGCGTGAAATGATCGCATATTTGGGCGGGCGTTTTGACGTTTCAAAAATGTTTTTTGATGTTGTTTCTTGGTCAAAAACGACAACGTTTGCATTGACGGACGTTGTGTTGTTATTTGCGCCGGCCTGGACAAATAAAGCATATACGTTGAACGATATTGCGTCGGACATTGCAACCGGCAACGTTTATGTTTGTATCCAAACAATGACAAACAACAACAAACAACCGTTGACAAATTCGGCGTTTTGGACGTTGATAGGATCACAAAATTCATTATATAAAGTAATATTATCAAACACCGGGCAAAATCCAAATAACGCAACATATTTTTCGAAATCGGATCCGCGCGATCCGTTGTTGTGCCGTCAATTATGCGATTTGGTATTGTATGAATTACATTCGCGGATAAATCCGCGTTTTATACCGGAATTTAGAATTCAACGTCGTGACGATGTGATCAAATTTTTGCGCGATTGCGCGGATCCGCGAAAAAATTTGGGCGTGAATTTTCCGTTGCCAACACAAACGGACGGTAAAGGATTTGACATTTCGTTCGGGAATAGTTCATTGACAACAAATCATTCATATTAAAACAAATGACACAAAAAAAACGAACACCACAAACAACCGTTCAAAATCCCGTTAACGTTTCAAAAAATGTTCCGGAATATTTGAAAGTAATTCAAAAAGTCGTAAAACGTGAATTGACACGAACGTCACAAAATATACAAAAGTGGCGATCCGCGACAATTTCCGCCGAAAGCATATTGAACCCGAATCGCGTCAAATTGTTGGAAATATACAAAGACGTAATTTTGGACGCGCATTTGTCAAGCGTAATGAACACAATCAAATTGAAGGTAAAATCCGGCGAAATATATATTTGCAACGCGGACAAATCGGAAAATGAAGACTTGACAAAAAAAATCCGCGACAAATGGTTTCGCGATTATTTGGATTTTTATGTTGACGCGTTGTTTTATGGTCATTCATTAATCCAAATAAACGGAATTTCAAACGATCGTTTCATTGATTTGGAATTAGTTCCGCGTGAAAATGTCGTTCCGGAATTTGGGATCGTTAAGACAAACGCCTGGTCACACGCAACCGACGGCGTTGATTTCCGTTCCGAACCCTATTCAGATTGGTTGATCGAGATCGGTCAAAAAAATGATTTGGGAATATTACACAAAGCAACACCGTTGACGTTGTGGAAAAAGGGCGTTTTCGGGGCGTGGTCGCAATATGCCGAATTGTTCGGAATGCCGTTGCGAATTGGAAAAACCGACATTTTGAATCCGGCGAATCGCGTCAATATGGAAAAAATGTTGGAAAATATGGGTTCCGCAAGTTGGGGCGTTTTCAACCTGGACGATCAAATCGAATTCATAAACGGGAACGGATCAACAAGTTCGTTCGAAATTTACGATAAAATGATTGATCGCGTCAATACTGAAATTTCTAAATTAGTTTTAGGGCAAACGGGAACGACGGACGAAAAATCGTTCACGGGTTCGGCAAACGTTCACGCGTCAATTTTGGCGGATTACATTTCAGCAATCAAAACCGACATTGTTGATCACGTTCACAAAATAATCATTCCTAAAATGAAAATGTTCGGAATGTTACCAAACCAGGATTTGACATTCAAATTTGAAGACAATGAACAAATTCCGATTGACAAACATTTTGAAATAACAAAAGAATTATTGAATTTTTACAATATACCGGCCGAATGGATCGCGGAACGTTTCAACGTGCCGGTCGAAGAAAAAGACATTCAAACGCAAACAACGTCCGTTTTGCCGGACGTGGCGAACCTATATAAAAACGCAATTGTTTAAAAATGTCAAAGTCGATCAATTATTCAAAAGAACAATTGCAAAATTTGATCCGGGACATTTATTCCGGATCAATTAATCCGTCACGTTTGCCGGTTGATCTTTATAATACGATTTATGAAACATTATTGGACGGCGTTTTCAAAGGATTTGGAAATACAATCGACGAATTGGCGGACGGATCGCCGGAAAAACTTTTGGCGGAATATTTTCAACACAATATCGCGATATTTTCCGGGGCGAAAACATTTCAACAGGTCAACGATATGTCGAACGCCGTTTTCACGCCCGAAGGATATAAACGCGAATTTTCTGAATTTAAAAAATTGATCACGGGCGATAAATTTCACAACGGTTTGTTTTCGCTTTATAATGTGAATTATTTACGGACGGAATACAACACCGCCGTTCGTGTTGCTCAAAACGGGCGACAATTCACGGAATATATGAAGGACGCGGATATTTTTCCATATTTAAAATATATTGCCGTTCACGACGAACGCGTCCGCGAAGAACATTTGCATTGGGACGGAATCACGTTGCCCGTTGGTCACAAATTTTGGGACACACACGTCCCGCCAAATGGTTTCAATTGCCGTTGTCGAATGGTTCAATTGTCGGAATATGATGAATTCACAATCACGCCCGAAAACGAATTGAAAAACGCGCCAAAACCCGACGAACCATTGTTCGAATTTAATCCGGCGAAAACGGGTTTTATTTTCGATGAAAGTAAACACCCATACACCGTGAAAATTGGCGAACGATTTAAACCGGCGCAATCAGTCAATTTTGGATTTCCAACACCAAAAAAACCAACGCAAAAAATCGTCGTTCCGGAGTTGCCAACAAACCCACAACCGAAATTTAAACCCGAAAATTTAGATGAAATTTTTAATGTTGAAACAGATCCGAAATTTTGGGCGTTATTAAAAAAACCAACAACCGTAAAAGCAAACTATAAAGGAAAAAGTTTTGCGCGCGGAAATTCCGTTGACGTTGATGTTGTCCGTTTCACAACTGAATACGGAATGAAAAAAATAATTTATCACGAATTCGGACACGTTATTCACGATCAACTAAATTGGAATGCAATCGGATTTTTTGAAAATATTGTTGATCCGTTAATCGAAGAAACATTTTCAAAATGGAAAAAATATTTTAAATTTTCAAAAAAACAAGCCGACAAATTTTCGTATTTATCGAAATTTAGATCAAATGAATTTAAAAATCGAATGCGAGATAAATTTCCGGAAATAGATATAAAAGATTTTAACGAACAATTTTCGGCGATGAATGACACAATTGCGTCGTTGACAAAAGGTCGTTTAGGTTGGGGGCACGACTTATCATATTGGAAAGAAGGGCGCGGATATTTTGATCGCGCGGAATTTATTGCGCACGCCTTTGAAAATAGGTTTTTAGGCAATGAATTATTCAAATATGAATTTCCGGATCTTTATAATGATATGATAAAAATGATTGACGATTTAATCTTAAAAGAAAATTTAAAAAATGGATCAAATTGATGAAAAATTATTTCAATATTCAAAAGAATATTTGGAAAAATATCCCAACGGCGTTTGGTTGTATGGATTAAGTGAAATAAAATCGCGGGAATGGTTGATTGATTTATACGAAAAATCAAATGGTCGGGAAATTTTGGTTTCGCCAAACAATACAATTGATGATTGCGAAATAACTTATATTTAGTATGTCGAACCGAATTGATTTTAAAAAAAAGTTAAAGGAATTCAACGCCTTTAAACGCAAAGTTCCCAAAATTGCCGGAAATTTGGCGTTGCAACATTTTTTAAAAGCGTTTGACGATGAAGCATTTTCGGACGGATCGCAAAGTTCGGATCCGTGGGCGAAACGCAAAACAAAAACAAAGCGCGACAAAAAAGCGGGGCGACGGGCGTTGTTGGTTCAATCCGGCGCGTTGAAAGGATCGTTGTCGGTTCGGTCGGCAACCTGGAAACGGATTGTTGTCGGTTCATTTGGGATTAAATATGCGCCGTATCACAACCGCGGGACAAAGGTTTTGCCGAAACGTCAATTTATAGGTCGTTCAAAATTATTAGATCGAAAAATCAAAAAATTAATTAGTGTTGAATTAAAGAAATTTTTATAAAATGTTCAAAGAATTTTTTCAAGTAATCCGCACGCGATTACAAACCGAAATCCCAACGATCAAAACGATCGACGTTTTCAACAATCAATTTGAAAACGAACCAAACGAAAAACCGTTCCGTTTCCCGGCCGTATTTTTTGAATTTGTCAATTTGCCGTATAGATCCGAAGTCAACGGAATTCAAAAAATCGACGTTGAATTCACGTTGCACGTTGCAACGTCTGAATTGCGACAATCATTCGATTTATGGGATCTTTGCGAACAAATCGGAACGTCTTTGCATAATTATTCCGGCGATAATTTTTCAGACATTACACAACGAAACGCAATCCCGGACAATGATCACGATAGGATCAATATTTGGCGATTGACATTCGGTTGCACAATTACAGACGATACAAAATTCAAACCAGGAAAACAAACGGTTGTTTCGGGAATTTCATTGAATATCACGCGCGATTTAGACATCGACAATGTTGTCATTAAAACCGGCGACGGGTTGTGATTTGGCGTTTTGTAAATCGCGCCAAATTGTTGACGGGCGCAAAAATAATTTTTCCGCAATGTCATTGATCACGTTTTCGATTTTTTCGCCTTTGCGCGTTTGGATTTCATTTAATACGAACGATTGACGGCGTTCAATATCGGATTTATTTTTTTTGCCGGACATTTTTACTATATACAATTAATTATTCGCGCATAAAGATAAATAATTTAATTTTTTTTTGTTCATTTTGGCGTATGGATTTAAAACACGTTAAGAATATAACAATTGACGGAACGGCGGAAATGTATTTGTTTGATACAATCGGACGATCATACAACGAACAAACCGGCCGTTTTGAAGGAATCGACGGACAATCATTTGCGGACGAAATTCAATGGTTGAATTCAAATCCGGATATTTCAGCAATAAACGTTCGTATAAATAGCGCGGGCGGATCAGTAATTGACGGATTTTCTATTTTTTCGGCGATTAAGACATCGAAAAAACCGGTATCAACATTTATTGAAGGTTTGGGCGCGTCAATTTCGGGAATAATTTTTCAAGCGGGAAAAAAACGATATATTTCGGATTTTGGGCGTTTAATGGTTCACGATCCAAGTTTCGGAACACCGCCGGAATTTATGTCGGAAAAACAAAAAACGGCGTTAAATTCATTCCGTGATCAATTGATCACAATTTTGACAAATAATTCGAAAATGAATGAAAACGAAATTTCGAATTTAATGTCGCGCGAAACGTGGTTCACGGCGGAACAAACAATTGAAAACGGGTTGGCGGACGAAATTATTTCAACCGGGCGCGTAATGAATGAAACGTCAACCGCGGATCAAATTTTGGAATTAGTAAATTCAATGTTTAATCAAAATAAAAATCAAAAAATGGATTTAATCAAAAATCATTTTGGTTTGGACGCAAAAGCCGACGAAACGTCGATTTTGAACAAAATCAAAGAAAAAGAAACAATTTTGGCGGACGTTCAAAATAAAGTTTCGGAATTAGAAACAGAAAAAACGGCGTTGCAAGAAAAAAACGCGGAATTAGAAACAAAGATCCAAGAACAAAACGACGCGGTTGCGGTTGAAAGCGTTGAAAACGCAATCAAAAACGGATTGATCGAAGAAAGTTCGAAAGATCAAATGATCGAAGTTGCAAAAAACAATTTGGACACGTTCAAAACGATTTTAAAATCGGTAAAAAGAACACCGGTTCGCGTTACGAACACCGTTCAAACAAACAACGGCGGGAAAAATGTTTCATTGCGTGAAATGGAAAAAAACAACCCGAAAGAAGTTCAAAGAATTTTAAATGAAGAACCGGAAACATACAAACAAATGTATTTCGAACAATACGGCGTTGAACCAACGGTTTAATTTTATTAGTGTTTAATCAAAAAAAAATCAAAAAAAATGGGATTACAAAAAGAAATTTGGATTGCGGACATAATGGAAACATTACACGAAGGTTCGGAATTCATCAAAGCGGGAACAGATCATTCGGCGTTCGTATCAAACAAAACGGTTCACATTCCACAAAGCGGATCCGCGCCTGGTATATCTAAAAACCGCGGGACGTTGCCGGCAACAATCGGACAAAGAACGGATACCGTGTTGGATTACAATTTAAATGAGTTTTCAACGGATCCAATTGTTGTGACAAATTTAGAAGAATTACAGGTTTCCTATGCAAAAAGAAATTCAGTATTAGGACAACACGCGTCAATTCTTAATGAAAGAATTGGAACGGAAACGGCGTTTGCGTGGACACCGGACGGATCGTCAAGTTTAGTTTTGAGAACGACGGGTTCGGCAACATCTGAATTGCCACATTCAACGGCAACGGGAACACGTAAATTGATCACAAAAGAAGACATCGCGAGAATGTCAAGAAAATTGGATTTGGACAATGTTCCGGCAAATGATAGATATTTAGTTTTACCAACTAATATGTATTATGAATTATTTGGAATTGACGCATTAGTTCGCGCGGATTTCGGACGCGTTGCGGATCAAACGTCGGGCGTTGTGAATGAAATTTTCGGTTTCAAAGTGTTCAAACGCGCAACAACAATTTTGTTTGACGCACAAGCGAACGCAACGAAAAAAGCGATCGGAAGTTCAGCAAGCGCAACGGATTGTTTGGGGGCGTTCGCATTCCAAAAACAATCAGTTGCACAAGCGTTGGGAAGTGTTAACGTTTTTGCAAATATGGGAGTTGCGGAATATTACGGCGACGTAATGTCGGCGTTAATTATGCACGGCGCGTCAAAAATGAGAACCGACAACAAAGGAATTGTCGCATTAGCGCAAGGATATGTCGCACCATAATTGACATAAAAAATGTTAGAAACAAAGGCAAAATCGTTTTTTGCGTCCAACCCGGACGCAAAGGGCGTTTGTCTAACAAGCGACGGCACGTTGTTTGATTTAGACAATTTCCGATTTGCGGACGCGCATTCACAAACGTTGGAAAATAGAGAAATTCAAATTTTCGCAAAAAATGAAAACGACATCGACGAACCGATCAAACGTTTGTTTTTTGAAGGTTCAATTTGGATTTTGAAATTGATCGTTGGCGAAATAATTGAAGCAATCGAAGAAAGACGCGCGAAAAAAAGCGCACCAAAAAAGGCGAGAAACGATTAAAAATATTTAAAAAATGGGAATTTCGAAAATCACGGTTAACCGTGGAAAAGGCGGATTAGGTCGCCCGTTAGCGACAAACGATCATATTTCCGGGTTTGTTATGCCGTTCACAAACGCAAATTTGCCGGCGGGATTTTCGACAACGGATCGAATAAAAGTTGTTTATTCGATTGCGGACGTTGAAACGTTGGGAATTGTAAAAGCGGGAACATATACTAAACAAATTTGGTATCATTTAAACCAATTTTTCAAAAAACAACCGGACGGCAAATTGTATGTCAATTTAATTGACGATACGTCAATTGATTACGCGTCAATTGAAACATTGCAAAGATACGCAAACGGCGAAATTCGTCAAATTGCGTTTTATGATCCAAACACAACATTTGCAACGGGAAAAGTTCAATCGTTACAAACAAGCGCGTCAATTTTAGAAGGCGAAGATATGCCGGTTTCTGTAATTTATTCAGCAAATACGCGCGGTATTGCGAACGTTGGTTCGTTTGTAGATTTACGCGCTTTAAATTGCAAAAACGTTTCGGTTTGTATTGGCGAAGACGGGGCGAATGAAGGAACGGCAATTGCAAGCGCAACGGGAAAATCGTTGGGTTGTATTGGGGCGGTTTTGGGAATGGTTGCATTGTCAAAAGTTCACGAAAATATCGGTTGGGTTGGTCAATTCAACGTTGTTGACGGATCTGAATTTGACGTTCCGGCAATTTCCGTGAATTCCGCGTCGGTTTTAGTGAAAACGATTTCACAATCGGCGTTGAACAATTTGTCCGATTATGGTTACATTTTTTTAATAAAAAGACCAGGATACGGCGGAACATTTTTCAACGACGCGCCGACGTGCGTATCTGTTACAAGTGATTACGCGTATATTGAAAGCAACCGAACAATCGACAAATCGGTTCGAAACGTTCGTTCATTTATGTTGCCGTTTGTAAATTCGCCTTTATATGTCAATGAAGACGGAACATTGGACGAAAATACAATTTCATTATTCAAAAATGAAGCGTCACGCGGTTTGGAAAGTATGCAAATTGACGGCGAATTGTCCGCATATAGCGTGACAATTAATCCGGCGCAAAACGTTTTATCAACCGCACAATTGACAATTGCAATCAAATTGGTTCCGGTTGGCGTTGCGCGTGAAATAGTGTTGAACATTGGGTTTGCCCTTAATATTTAATAAAAAAAATTATGTTACCATTAATTAACGGACGCGCATACGATTTCGCGCAAATAATCGTCACAATTTTAGGGGTTCCGGTTGCGTCGGTTTCGGCGATTGATTATGAAGAAACGCAAGAAAAAAAGAACAATTACGGGGCGGGAAATCGCCCGGTTTCAAGGGGGGCGGGCGCGATCGAATGCACCGCGTCAATTGAAATGTCAATGAATGACATCGAAGCAATTCGCAACGTTGCGCCAAATGGTTCATTGTTGCAAGTTCCGGCGTTTGACATTACGATTTTCTTTGGAAATGCGCAATCGCCAAAAACACACGTTTTGAAAAATTGTGAATTTACAAAAGACGGCGTTTCGGGATCACAAGGCGACACCGATTTGAAATACAAATTTGATTTGTTGCCGTCGCATATTGTATGGAAATAAAAAAATTCAAACAATAAAATTTGATAAAAACCCGGACAATATCGTTCGGGTTTTTTTGTATTTTTACGGTTCAAATTAATAATATAAATTTTTGAAGTTATGGAAACAAACGACACAAAAGAAATGATCCCAAACGGCGCAAAATACGTTTTGGAAATTGAAGGAAAAAAATGTTATTTAAAAGCGATTACGCGTCCGGTAATGGAGCAAGCGTTGGGATTGATTATGCCGTTGACGGGATCGCCAAAAATGATAACGGCGGGCGAAATGATTTTGAATTCGTGTTGGATTTCGGGCGACGATGAAATCAAAACCGATCCGGAATTGTATGTTGACGCGTGTTTGAACGCGGTTCAATTAATTGAGCGCAAAGCGTCAAGCCTAAAAAAGTTATAAGCCGGACGGCAATACGTCCGGGCGATCGCGACGATGAAATTCGAAAAATGTCCGCGTTGATCCGGTTTCATTTTAAAATTGATCCGGATCCGTTGGACGATTATCAATTTGCGCGGTTGTGGAATGATTTAAAATATTGTTTGGATTATGAAGCCAAACGATTTGGAATGCAAGAAGAAAACTAAAATAAAACAAATATGTCGGACAATCGCGAAACGTATATAATTGAATTGATTGATCGAAATTTCGGATCGTTAAAAGCGATTGCGGATCAAATGGATCATTTGCGAAATAAGGTTGACGGGTTGTCCGATAATTTGGGCGACGGATCAAACGGTTTAGCGGGAAAATTGGGCGGATTGACGCGGATTGTTGGTTGGACGGCGTTAGCGGGGGGCGTTGCATTGGCCGGGCGTGAAATTTATCAGTTAGGCGCAAATATGGAACAAACACGCGTTGCGTTTGGGACGTTGTTAGGTAGTCAAAAAGAAGCAAATCAATTGATTGAACAAATGCAACAATTCGGCGCGGTCACACCGTTTGAAACAACAGAATTGTTGAACGCGTCGCGAATGTTACTATCCGCGGGAATTGGCGCAAAAGATATTCAAGAAAATTTAAGAATGATCGGCGACGTTGCGTCCGGAACATCAGTTCCAATTGAAGAATTGGCGCAAATATTCCAAAAAGCAACAAACAAAGGAAAATTGCAAGCCGAAGAATTGAACCAAATGTCGGAACGTGGTATTCCGATAATGTCCGAATTGGCGAAAATGTTCGGTCGTTCAAAGGAAGAAGTTTATAAAATGGCGGAACAAGGATCCATTTCATCAAACGTAATGAACCAGGCGTTTATCAATATGACATCACAAGGCGGAATTTATTTCGATATGATGAACAAACAATCCCAAACAACCGCCGGCCGAATGTCAACCGTTATTGACAATTTGAAAAATTTAGGGATTAAATTATTTGATTTATTCCAACCCGTGATCAATGGTTTCATTTCATTGGCGGGCGCATTATTAGAAAATAAAGCATTATTAAAAGACATTGCAATTGTTGTCGGTATTTTGACGGGCGCGTTTGCCCTTTACAAAATTGGCGTTGGTTTAGCAACATTATTCACGGGCGGATTTTCGACGGCGTTTGCTACATTAAACGCGATAATGTATGCCAACCCAATTGGCGTGATCGTTGGCGCAATTGCGTTGTTGGTTGCCGGGGTTGTGATTGCAATCCGACATTTTGAAGAGTGGGGATCTGTTGTCCTTATGTTGTCCGGTCCGTTAGGTTTTATTATTAATATTATTCAAGCATTACGCCGAAATTGGGACGGATTAAAAGAAGCATTTTCAACGGGCGGAATGATTGCGGGTTTCAAAAAATTGGGAATGGTTATAATTGATTCATTGTTATATCCAATTCAACAATTTTTAGGATTGTTGGCGAAAATCCCTGGTTTGGGAAGTATTGCCGGAAACGGGGCGGAATGGATTAAAAATATGCGAAAAAATTTGGGCGTTGCCGTTCCCGAAGAAACAAAAAAAACCGTCGAAGGAGTTAAACAAAAAACGCAAAAAGGAAAAATCCAAGGCGTTGACAATGCGACGTTGAAAAATATTGCGGAAACGCAATTGGACAACAAAAAGAAAACAAAATTGAAGGGCGTGAAATCGGATTTGCAATCCGGAATTTCGGACATTTCAGCCGGTGCGCCAAAAGTTTTCAATATAAATATTGGATCATTGATAAAAGAACAAAAATTCGAAACAAACAAAGATTTTTCGGATATGAAATCAATAATTCGATCCGAAGTTTCACGCCTTTTGTTGGGCGTTGTTAACGACGTGCAAACAACATAATTTTTTTTTTATGACAATTGGAAAATATACATTGACGGGCGCGGGAATTGGATTGTTGAAAACAAAAGTTTTCAGAACTTTATCAGTTGAAAGCGATGAAGCGACAAAAACGTCCTATTTGGGAACGCCCGTTTTTTCGAATATAGAAATAAAACCGTTTAAATGGGACACGTTGGACGGGCAAACAATCGAAATCAAAAACGGAATTTCGATTGATCATTGTTTGATTTCAATATCACAACAAAAAAACATTGTGACAACACCGATCGCGGGATTAAATGGGACGGTCAAAGAATATATTTCGGACGGCGATTTTGCGATTGATATTGAAGGAACAATCAGTTCAAAATTTAATAAATATCCCGAAACGGAAGTCAACGAATTGATTCAAATTTTAAACGCCCAAACAAATTTGACAATTATTTCGGAGTTTTTAAATTGGTTCGGGATTTCGTCAACCGTTGTGACAAATTACGATTTCCCGCAAACCGAAGGATTTCGAAACATTCAAGAATTTAAAATTTCATTATTGTCGGACAACCCGGTTGAATTAGAAGAAATATGAATAGATTATTTTGCAATATGACAATTGGAAATAAATTTTTTCGTTGGGCGACGGAAATTTCCATTCAGTCAAGTTGGAAACAATTCACGGACAACGTGAAAATTGTGATCCCTAAAAATATTCGTTCCGGCGGTCAACCGATTGTCAACGGCGAAAATTCATTGTTTAAACGTGGCGACAAAGTTTCAATTGAATTAGGGTATTTCCCGAATTTAACAAAAGTTTTTGACGGATATGTTTCGGACATAAAGATCAACACGCCAATTGAATTGACGTGCGCGGACGCAATGTTTTTATTGAAAAACAAATCATTTTCCCAAACCTGGAAAAAAGTTTCATTGAAACAATTATTGACATTTATAACGGACGGAACCGGAATTCCGTTTGATTGTCCGGACGCGGATTTGGGATCGTTCCGCGTTGTTAATGTCACGGCGGTTCAAATTTTGGACGAATTAAAAAAAACATATTTTTTGGACGCGTTTATTCAAAACGGCAAATTGTATGTCGGGCGACAATATATTGCGGAAAATGAAATAATTCACGAAATAACAATCGAACAACAAGTCATTGAAAATTCATTGGTTTGGCGCGATGAAAAAGATATAAAAATAAAATTAAAAGCGGTTTCAATGATGCCGGACAACACAAAAATTGAAGTCGAAGTCGGCGACGGCGACGGCGAAACAAGAACGGCGCACTATTATAATTTAGATAAAAAAACATTGACAAAAATCGCAACGAATGAAATCAATAAATTCAAATTCACGGGATTTCGTGGCGGGTTTGAAACATTCGGCGAACCGGTAATAAAACACGGCGATTTGATTGAATTAAAATCGTTAAAAATACCGGAACGATCCGGACGATATTTTGTCGATAGTGTTGAAACAACATTCGGAATGAATGGTTTTCGCCAAAAAATTGAATTAGGTCGCAAAGGTTAAAATATGAGTGAAAACAACAATAAAAATATTCGCGATTTGTTGCGCGAAATAACAAGCGATAAAACGGCGCAAATTTATTCCGTTGCCGTCAAAATTACGGCGGTTGACGAAACGGCGCGAACGTGCGATTGTGAACCATTGAACGGCGATCCGGAATTTTTCGACGTGCGATTGCAATCAGTTATTTCGGGGACGGACGGATTTGTTTTAATACCGTCGGTTGATAGTATTGGGATCGTTACATTTGTAAATAATACAACCGGCTATTTGGCGACGTGTTCAAAGGTTGACAAAGTGATTTTGAAATCGGACATTCAAATTTTAATTGATTGCGAAGACATTCAATTCAACGGCGGAACAAACGACGGGTTGATCAAAATAAACGATTTGATCACAAAATTGAACGCGGTTGAAAATGATTTGAATGATTTAAAAACGGTTTTGTCGGCGTGGGTTCCGGTTCCACAGGACGGGGGCGCGTCTTTGAAAACCGCGTCCGCAAATTGGTCAACCGCAATAATCACACCGACGCAAAAATCCGACATTGAAAACGATAAAATAAAACATTAATACAATGAGTTACAAAGACATTATCACGGACGAAAACGGCGACATTGAATTCGTGAACGGCGATTTGAAAATTGATGAAAGCGACGCGCAACACGTCGATCACATTGTCACGGCGGACAAAGGACAATTTCGTCAATTTCCGTTGGTTGGCGTTGGGATCGGTCGTTTGCTAAATGGAACACCGAATAAAATCGAAGTTCAACAACAAATCAAAGTTAATTTAGAAAGTGACGGATACAACGTTCGACAAATAACAATTGATCAAACGAACGGATTTGATATAAATATTGACGCGGAACGCAAAAACGTTTAAAAATGGAAAAACATATAATTTCAGAAGGACAAACGGCGATTGACGTTTCGATCCAATATTTCGGCGACATTGAAACGGGATTGTTTCAAATTTTGACGGCAAACAATTATTCGATAAATGAAACATTGAATTCGGGCGTTGAATTAACTATAAACAACGAACAACCGGGCGACGCAAAATCGGTTCAATTTTTTAAAAATCGTAATTTTACAATAATTAACGCCGAACAACCGGAAACGATTATTTCGGGCGGGGATTTTAACAACGATTTTTCAAACGATTTCAATAATTAAAATATGAGTGTAAAAGACCGCGCAACGTTGATCAGTCAAATAAATTCCGTTATTACAACAAACGGGAACAATGAGATTGACGCGACAAAATTACGCGCCCAATTAATTGATATTGTCGATAGTTACACAAATAACATATCGGACACGAATATTGTCGGATTGAAAGTTTATGATAGTTCAAAAACATATTTGGCGGGAACAACTTGTTTGTATTCCGGCGATCTTTATTTGTGTAATACAACAACAACCGGAACGTTTAATCCTTTGCATTGGACAAAACAAGGGAGTTCGCAAATTTCAACGCCAACGGGCGTATTATTCGGGACACCGAATGCCGTTTCAGTTAATAACGGCGACACGGGATTGACGTTGCCGTCCGATCCGCCGGCAAATTGTCGCATTGATATTTTTGTCAACGGCGAATTGTTGCAAATAGGGGACGGAACAAAATCAAAAGATTTTTATTTGTCCGGGGACAACGGATCGACGGCGCGTCCATTTTCGGCAACGACAACGGGCGACAAATTATTTTTCAACGCGGTTGTCACGGGTTGGAATTTAGAAACAACGGACAAAGTTTCAATTCACTATAATTCAGCAATTTAATGAAGGCAAAGCAAATAAAAGATTTTAATTCAGCCGTTGAAAGCAACACAAATGTTGCGGACGCGATTAGTAAAAAACACGCGCACACGGGGACAAATAACAAGTTACAAAAATATAACGGTTCCGGCAATTATAACGATTCGCAATTCACGGACAATGGTTCGGTTGTTGCGGTTGGGGACGCGTCAATTGACGCAAATGTTTTTTTCAATATTGAAAAAGCAATTACAACGGCGAAAAAAATAAAAAACACCAAAACGAACGGCGTTGCCGTGGCGTTGGAATTAATCGCCGAAGCGGTCAACACCGGGAAAAATATTGCGTTGAAATTAACGGCGAACAATTCAAGTGATGAAAATGTCGCGTTGCAAGTTGTGAACGGAAAATCAATTTTCGGCGGAACAACGGGCGACGGATCCGCGGTTGTTGAAATTATTTCAACGACAAAGGGATTTTTATTGCCGAGAATGACAACAACGCAACGAAACGCAATATCAAATCCGGCAACGGGTTTGTCCGTATATGACACAACCGCAAACGATGTTTTTGTCAACACGGGGACAACAATTGCGCCCGTTTGGATCGGTTTGAAATCGGTTGGAATTTCCGGATCATTTACGGCAAATAATATTCCAAAAGGCGCAAATTCAACGGAATTGACGCAATCCCAAATCAATGACAATGGGACAAATGTTTCAATAAATGCAACACCGGACAACGATGTTCGATTGAATGTTGAAGGAACGGCGACACAATCAACGGCGATTTTGGGCGAAACAACCGCAACAAGTGAAAACGGTCAAGGATTAAGGGGGGTTGCAAAAGGATTCAACCCGTCAAACACAAACAACGGGGTTGTTGGAAAAGCATTTTTAGGACAAAAAAACGTCGGAGTTTCGGGCGAAACGGGGGTTTTTTTTCCAAATTTATCAACCGGTAAAAATTACGGGGGGGCGTTTGTTGGCGGAAATAATGCCGGAACGCCGGGCGTGAATGTTGGCGTTTCAGCACAAGCAACCGAAGACAATATCAATGATAATATCGGATTAGAAATTCGCGTTGCAAATGCCGGGGGCGGAAATGCGCGTATTATGAAAGTTGTGAACGGCGCGGACAATACCGGGAAATCATTTAAAATAATTGATTCAAATGGAAATGTTGCGTTGGCTCAATTTGTTGAAAAAACGGGAACGGTTGTTTCCGGTCAAGTTGCTATTTTTAACGGCGACGGATCAATTGCGTCGGACACAAATTTCACATATAACCCAACAACAAACGAAATGTCGATTTCCGATCCATACGGCGGAACAACAATTTCGCCGTCTTTTGTTTCGGTTGCAACGGACGATTTTGATACAATTATGCAACAAATTGTTGCAAGTTCAAACGTAAATTTTTCAAACATTTATTCATTTTGGCGGGCGAATGGATCAGTTGCAACACCAACGGCAACATTGAACACGTCAATAATGTTTAAACGCGAAGGTTGGACATTTGACGGAACAAATTTCGTGAATTCATTTGTTGAAAAAATTTATGCCGGACAAAACCATTCAGCAACCGCACACGGGACGGAATGGGAAATTCACACCATTTCAAATGAAACGGGCGGAATATTAAAACAACGTATTCAAGTTGACGAAAACGGACATACGCGCATAAAAAATGGAAATTTAAGAATTGACAACGGTCAAATTGGTTTTTCGACATTTTCGCACGCAATTTCAACGGCAACCGCAAGGACGGTCAATTGGGACAACGGCAACACCCAGGAAATGGACATTGATACGGCAACGGGGACAATTGTTATCACATTTTCAAATATGATTGAAGGAACGCCGTATTTATTAAACATTATCCAAGGCGCAACACCGCGCGAAGTTACATTTGCGCAATCGGTTCGTTGGGCGGGCGGATCCGCGGGAAAACCAACATTCGTAAGTTTAACAAACAACCAGGAAACACTAATTTCAATAGTTTATTTGAACGGGAAATTCATTGCGTCGGCGGTTGTTAATCATTCATAAAATAAAATAACAAGGAAAAAAAATGTTTCATTCAGTTTTTATAGGTAGGGGGGCGCAACCGGTTTCAAGTTGTCCCTATGCCGTGCAAAATTTAGAACAACAAGTCGGAACGTATAACACATATTCATTGACAAAGCCGTTTTATGGTTTATACAATTACGGTATTTCGGCGGGTATTTATACACCGTCACAAATTGGATCCGGCGGAAAAAGATTGACGGCGTTGCAAATTTATCCGCGTGGATTTACTGTTCCTTTTACAGTTACAAACCAGGAAATTTGGATCGGTGAAATTTCGAATTCAACATTTCCAACAACAACGCCACAAGTTGATTTTTCCGATTTGACATTCATAAAACCATTGACAAAAGTCACAACAAAAAACGTCACAATTCCGACTAATTATGCCTGGGTAAGTGTTCCTTTTGATAGTCCGTATTGTTACGACGGAACAAATAATTTGATTGTTGTTTGGAAAAATTACGACGGTTCGTGGACATCGGGATTCGGCGAATTTCAAGTCGGAAACGTTTCGTCGCGTGGAATGTATAAACACACGGACACGGCGTTCCCAACCGGAACGGGAACGCGTGACAATTTCCCTTTATTGTTTAAATTTAATTATTAAAAAAAATGGATTTTTCAAATCTAAAAACAATATTAGAAACGCGCGCCGTGATCGAATTTTTCGGATATAACGGCGAAGACGTTTCGCGTTGGGTTGTTTGTTTAATTGTCAATGATTCAACGCCTGGAATATTGGCGGAAATCACAAACGAAATGAACGGAACAATTTTAAACGATTTCCCAAATTTAGAATTTTACGCGGTTGAAGGTCAAATACTAAAAGCCGTTTATAAAGCAAATGAAATAAATTAAAATAGAAATATGGCAAGGACAATAATTGAAATATACAACGAAATGATCGCGGAAAAAGAAACAAACGCGAATTTGTCGGCGTTACAACCGGCAATCGATAGCGGTCAAACATTATTATCGGATTTGACAAGCGCGTCAAAAGTTGCAATTTGGCGATTGATTTTTTTCGTTGTTTCGGTTGGTATTTGGACACACGAAAAAATTTTTGATTTGCATAAATTAGAAATTGAAACAAGGGCAAACGAAATGATTCCGGGGACGTTGCGTTGGTATAGAAATGAAGCATTAAAATTTCAATACGGGGACGCGTTAATTTGGAATGATCAAACATTAAAATTCACATATCCAACCGGATCAACCGGCACGAAATTAATTGCACAAGCGTCGGCAATTGAACCAACGGGCGCAAACAACCAGGTTCGTTTAAAGGTTGCGAAATTAGTTTCCGACAATTTAGTTCCGTTATCGTCAAGCGAAGAAACGGCGTTCACGAATTACATTAATCAAATTAAGTTCGCCGGGACAAATGTTTCAGTTACAAATATAAACGCGGATTTACTTAAATTGAATATTGAAATAATATATAACCCATTAATTTTAACACCGACGGGCGAATTGATTTCAAATCCGGGCGTTTTTCCGGTTCGTGACGCAATCAATAATTTTATTAAATTTTTACCATTTGACGGCGTTTTCAATCGAAATAAATTCATTGACGCGATTCAATCCGCGTCGGGGGTTATTGATCCTATAATCAATTTAATTGAAGCGAAAACGGGGGCGTTGCCTTATAATCCGGTTTCAAATAATTATGTTGCCGGCGCGGGATATTTGAAAATTGATCCTTTGTTTCCGTTAACGGATCCGGCGGTTGTTACTTATACGGCTCAAATTATATAGTATGAATTTTGAAGTAAATTTCAAACAATTATTCGCGAATATTCGTCCCTATTTTTTAGGGGGCGAAAAGTTCGTCGGAATTTTGGACGCGTTGGCAAAAGGATTGAAAACGGTCAACGATAAATTCAATGTTTTTCGCAATGATACGCGTTTTTTATTGGCGTTCAATATGCAAATTATTTATATTGAAAAATATTTGAATGAAGTTTATCCAAATCCGTATTTGTATCCAAATAACATTCACATTTTAGATTCGTCAAATGTTATGTATAAGTATATATATAATTTTTTGGAAAATCAATCGCCGGATTACGTTAGAAATAATTCCGAATTAGCGCAACCGTTTTATTTTAGAAATAATTCCGAACAAATTTCCCAGGATTTTATCATAAAGATTCCAACATATTGTCAAACGTCAAATGATTACATTGGACAACCTTTTTCAGAAATAACACTAAAAAAACGGGTAAATTTTTATAATTTAGGCGGGAAAAAATACGAAATACAATATTTTTAAATTATGAATAAATTAATCACAACCAACACGGGCGGATTTCCTTTTCAGTTGGACGATTTGCGTTTCATTGATGAAAGCGTTCGCGAAGTTTTAAAGGCAAATTTAGAACGATATATTGACAAAACAGATCCAAACGACAAAGGGTTTTTAATTGAAAATAGTTTATTGCAAAGACATCCAAATTTTAATGCAAAAGTCGGCGGAAATAATGGTCAAGCAATGCCGGAAATGTTTGTTTATATATCCGGCGAAATTTATTATTTGCCGGCGGGAAATTTGCCGGCGGGATTAAGCAATTCAGTTGGATTGTATGTTGAACCGGATATTTCATTCACAAATACAACACCAGGACAAAAAGTTTTTGAAAGCGGGACAACATATCAAACATATCAAATAAGACGCGCAAAATACACATTGACACCAACGCAACCGAATTACATTCGAATAAATGCGTCAACGTCAATGAATAGCGATAATATTATTGCGGGATATGATTTTGAATTTGCAACACGTTGTTCATTAATTCAAAGAGAATATGAAGCGTTAAAATTAGACGGGTTTGAAATAACAGATTATACAATTTTTCAAGTAATACAAAATATAAATTCTAATATAAGTAATATTGAAAATAGATTAAATCCAATTTTAAACGACGATTGGATTTCAGTCCCGCGAAGTGTTTTAACAAGGACAACAAATCCGGTTGTTTTTATTTCAAGCACGTCGGATCCTAACGCGTCAACATTTAAAAGTTTAAATTCGGTCGGCGGATCAATTCAAACAAGTAACTATATTTTTAAATTGAAAAGAATTGGCAAAATGGTTATTTGTAGTTTTAGTTTAGACATATTATTCCCAAATTGGCCGGAAGTAACACAAGGATTTTTTATTGATTTAAATAATTTAGGGGTTTCCGGTTTTACGGGCGGGACGGTTCAAAGTTTTTTTGATTCTGTAAATTGTTACGGTCAAATGTTGTCGCCCGCGTCCGACAAATTAGAAGTAATTCAAGGAAATAACATTGCCAATGTTACGGGACGAAATGGATTGTTTTTTCGAATGAGAACGGGAACCGGTCGAAATTATGCCTATTTAAATGCGAATTATCTTCATACTCCGGAAGTATATCCTTGGGTTGGATTTGTAAGGACAAAAACATTTATTAATAACGATTCATATCCGGTTAACGATGTTTATTATGATATAAACGGACAAATAATTTTTGAAATGTATTAAATATGGAATTAGTTTATTTTATTTTATCCGGTGCGGGGATTGTAGTTTGGTTTTTTTTCCGTCAATTTTTAACAGATCAAAAACAATTAAGAAACGATTTCACAACCTACAAAAACGACGTTGGCGAAAGTTTGGGAAAATTACGCGGGCGCGTTGATTTGTTGGAAATGGACATAAAATCGGAAATTAAAACATTCAAACAAGTTTCAGAAATGCAATACAATCAAATTCATTCGGACATTTCGGAAATCAAAGAATTATTAAAAAAATTAAACAAATAAAATGAAAATCAAATTTGGATCGTCGCGCGTTGTTTTTTTATTCAAAAATGTTGCAATCAAAATTCCATTTTCAAAATGCGGGATTGAACAATCACGCGTTGAAATAGATTTCTATAATAAAAACAAAAACGCAATATTTTTTCCATTCGCGAAAATTTTAAAAACGCGCGGATCTATAATTTTTGCGGAACGTTGTTCCGGGATCAAAAAAGACGTTGAAAATGCCGAAATAATAAGTCAAGCGGACGCAATAAAAAATTCATTCGAACAATTTGATTTTATGTTCGGGGACATTTACCGGGTTGAAAATTGGGGCAAAAATAAGCACGGAAAAATCGTTTTATTGGATTACGGTTTGAATGATGAAATTCAGTCAAAATATTATTATAAACAAATAGAAAAATGGATAAATTAACGGAACATATTTCGTATGTCGAAGCGACAAAAACGTCGCAAAAATTAGACAATACACCAAATGAAAAACAATTAAAAGCAATGAAAGAATTGGCGTTAAATGTTTTCGAACCTTTGCGAATTTGGGCGGGCGAACCTATCCGCGTGAATAGTTTTTTCAGATCCGAAGCCGTAAACCGTAAAATTGGCGGGGCGAAAAATTCGCAACATAAAGCAAACGACGGATCGGCAATTGATATTTCAGCAATGTCCAAAAAAAATAACGCTGATTTGTTCAATTATATTTTGAAAAATTTGGATTTTGATCAATTGATTTGGGAATTTGGAAACGACAAAATTCCTGGTTGGGTTCACGTTTCATATTGCACGGAACGAAAAAACCGCAAACAAGTTTTGAAGGCAATCAAAGTCGGTCATATTACAAAATATTTGCCGTATGCAAAAAAATAAAATATTGAAATTTATTGTTTCCGTGATAACGGGAATAATAAAAGCAACGCCGTTCGGTCATATTCAATCGGAAATTGACAATAATATCAAAAGCGATAAAACAACCGATCCGGGAAAATTGGATAAAACGCGTTTGATTGTTTGGATAATTACAACGGTTTTGTTTTTGTTAAAAGCGTTCGATTTAATTACTTTTGATCAACTTTTACAAGTTTTAGAATTGTTTACAAAATAGTTTTTGCAAGTTTGTTTCCTTGTTTCCTATGCAAAGACAAAAAGGGCGATTTAATCGCCCTTTTTTTGTTTAGTTTGCCGTTTGTTTCAATATTCTTTTTACCGTTTCCAATTCGGTATCAATACGCGTCAAATCTCGCGCGTTTAATGTAATTTGATTATTGTCGCGATAAAATTTCAAACGCGTATAATAATCCAACCAATAATCAAACATTTTTCGGAAATTTAATCATTAAACTATCTTTTGATTTGTTGTATTTCGGCAATGAAGGAATTTCGCCCGTTTCCGCGTTGACGTATTGTCCCGGATTAGATTGAACCAAATTGAACATTGATTTCAAACCGGTTTCAATTGTTTCGATTTCTTTTTTCTTTGTGATCCATTCCGGACAATCTTTGAAATCCCAACGTCCCGCGCCCGCACGAACACCAAAAACAACACCGTTTCGAACGTGTTCGCCTTTGCCGTATTTTTCCGCGTCGGTCAACGCGTCGGCCGAAATAATTGAAATTTGTTCCGCAACAAATTTTTCAATATTTTTCAAATCAATATAAAGATCCAACGCGTCAATTTCGCCGTTGGCGTGATCGTCAACAAGTGACGAAATAATTTGTTTTAAATAGTCAATTTTGTTCATAATCGTTTGATATTTTTTCCAATATTACATTTTCAATTTCATTGATCAAATTCAAATTATCGAAAAGATCAAAAAATTCAATTCCGTTTATATTTATTTCGTGAATTTCAAATTCGGCCGGTTCGCCCGGCGTTCCTGGTTC